CGAGAACAGCAGCGGACACCAGACCGCCGGGATCCCGCCTTTGTGCAGCGCCTCGAGGAAATCGAAATCCCCCTCGTACCGACCCTTCGCGCTGTACGCCCAGGCGTATTGCTGCCAGATGTCCCGCCGCACAATCGCGCAGTTCAGGTCAATCTCGCACTCGACCGGAGGCCACACGCGGCCAATGGGATAGGTGGCAGCGCCTTTCCTGGTCGCGACCAGAATCAGCGGCGGCATCCCCTGCTCGGCCGCGAACGCCTTGACCCGCGCCACCACATCAGAGCTGGCTAACAAGTCGTCATCGCAGAGGAACGTCACATAGTCCCCGTGCAGCGCTGGCGCATACGCCGGAACGGCCGCATACATGCCCGGCACACCGACCCCAACGTGGTCCACCGCCACGAACTGCTCGATCTCCGCCACCGCCGTCTGCCGCTGGACAGATGCCAGACACCGCGCCAGCCGCTGCGGCCGTCGAAACGTCGGTGTGTAGATGGACAGGAACGGCATCACTGCACCTGAAACCCAGCACGCCGCACGAGGTTCTTCAGGGCCTCGATCATGATTTTTCGGCGCCGCACCACGATCGGGATCATCCGCTGTGACTCGTCAGCCGCCGGCATCGTGCCGCGGTTGGCGCCGTTCGCCGTTCGCCGCGCCCGCGTCCCGCGCTCGAAGATGTGGCTATGCGGTGCCCGACTCCGCACGCGCATGGACACGCCGAACCGCCCCGCGTGCTCCTGCTCCACCTTCACGCCTCGACGCAACCGCCCGGTCGGCCCCTGCGGATAGCCCTGCTCCGTGCGCCGGCCCGCTTCCTGCGCGTTGGACTCGACAATCGCGCCACCTTCGCCGGTCAATTCCTCTGGCAATGCCCGCAACGCCGCGCGAAACTCCGCCAGCCCCAGATCGAGCTTGGTGCTCACGCGGTCGTTTCCTCGCAATACAGCGTCATCTCGCGGTTGGCCTCGTCCACGTTCTGGACACCCTTGACAAACAACTCGCGCGTGCCGTAGGTGATCCGCGTGTCCACCGTGATCCCGCTGTGATACCGACCAGTCACCCGGAACGCCGTCGACCGCGTGTCATCCGTCAAGCCAGGCTCCAGCGGAGACATCGAGCACCACCAGCCTTCAGGACTCAGCGGCTCAAAATATCCATCGGTGTCGCCGGACGTTTCTGGAGAACGGGAAAGCGTCACGTATTTCGTATGGCGTCCCGGTCGCATCAGCAGAATCTCGGAGGCGTCCAGGTGATCCGATCCGACCAGCAGCGCTCCGCCGCGATCCGCGCCGCATTCGCGCCCGCTTCCATCCCGTCCCGGTCCAGATCGAGATAGGTGACGTACATCAACAGGCCCTGCTTGATCAGTTGGGGAATATCCGCAACGTCATCCCAGCCCGCAACATAGGTAATCGTCACGCGCCCATGTAGCCGCGAGGACTGCACAGACGGCCAGGTCTGATTCGGCTTCAACACCACACGCCCCGGCCGGCTCGCGGTGTCCACGTCATAGACCGTGGTCGCCAGCGTCTGCTGCGTGCCGTCCGTGTCGTAGTACTGGATCACCACCGCCGTCGACGGGTCAGCCTGGCTATCGTTCTGCAGCGGAGACGCCATCGGCAGCGGGATCACATTGGCGAAGTCCTCGAGGACGAGCCGCCACGTCGACGTGAACAGCGCCCGCCCCATGTAGTCCTCGCACGCCTGCCGAGCCGCGACGATATAGCCGTCAATCAGCCCATCGCTGGCGTCATCCGTGATCCGGGCCTGCGCCTTCGCGTCCGCGATGTCGATCGGCTCCTGCGCCGGATCAACCGTCCGCGTCCAGTTGCAGGCGATGTCAGGCCACACGACGGCGCCTCCGGGTCTTTGACCGCGTTGGCTCTGGTCTTTCAGCAGGAGCCTCCACGGCGCGCTCTTCGGAATCTTCTGGAATCGCGACCGCGCGGATCCCATCGACAAACGACAGAAAAAGTTCTGACGGAGCAGCCACACGTATGGTCTGCCCCGCCAGAAAGGGAAACTCCGGATTCCCAGACGGAACCGTCTGGAGAAATCGGATGGTCAACTAAGCCGTGCCTTCTGCCGGGGACGCAAATTCCTCGGCCGCGTTGACGCCGGTGCCGTGCGTCACGGGACGCCGCCGCGCGCCCGTCTGAACGTAGACGGCCGATCCCACCGTGGCCGCCTGTGTCGCGCGATCCACGTAGAGCCGGATATACCGCTTGGCCGGACGATGACAGCTCAGGAGAAATACCTCGTTGTCGTCGCCGTCGCCCACCGTCTGACTCGTGCCTGTCAGATCCGTCCAGTCGTCAGGACTGCCGGCCGAATCGGCCGAACCCTGCAGCTTGACGGTCGTCACGGCGCCGGCCGTGATCGGACCCATTGCCACGATGCAGGTCATGTCGCTGTAGCCCGCCGTGTCCAGCGATACGCCCTCGATGTCTGTCGTGCCCGTTGCGCCATTCGCCGTCGATATCGCGATGGTGACGGCCCCCACTTCGCTCAGATGTGCCACTGCTGTTCTCCTGTATGTTGAATGGATGAAACAGGGGGACACGGTGCCCCCCTGCGTCAGTCAGTGGTTTACGTGTGGTCGGCCCACTTGACGGGATCGGTACCCGCGTCAAGCAGGTCGCCGTCGTGCCGAGAGAACGCCAGGAACGCAACCTGGTGGTATTCCGCGAACCGCTCGTCCAGCCGCTGAATCACGACGTCGCGCACGTCGCGAATCATGTACTTCGAGAGATCCCCGAAGATGATCGACTTGGCGCCTGACGCCGGAACCGCCACCGCCTGGTTGATCGAGTAGGGGAAGCCCAGGATGGTGTCCGGCGAGCCGAGCTGCATCGACGGCTGCCAGAGCGGCGTGCCCGTAACGTCGCCCGAGTACTGCAACACCTTGATCTTCTTGATGTTCTTGAGGCAGGTGTCCGACAGCATGAAGCGCGCCCGGCCGTTCTCGCGATACGCCGGATCCACCGAATGCACAAGATCCAGGATCTCGTCATAGGTGAACAGGGTTGCCGACGCCGCCGTGACCGTCGAGTCACCCGCCGCCGCAACCACGCCGCGGGGCGTGCCCGATCCGGTGCCCGTGGTGAAGTGCGAGTTGGTGATACGCGCGATGCGCTCGCCCATGAGCCGGCCCAGCAGCTCGCCCACGTTGAACGCGGAATCCTGCAGGAGCTGCTGGCTCACCAGGATGTACTTCGAGCTGTAGAGGAACGACTGGAGGACGGTCTGCGCGAACGTCACGCCGCCCTCGTTGGCGACGTTGTTCTCGGTGATGATCTCGCCCGTGGTGCCCGTGTCATTCACGGTCGGAATCGGGAGATCCGCGCCCGTCTCCGTGCGGATGACGGTCGCAACCGACCGCATTCCACCGAAGGCCAGCATGGACACCTCGAGCGCCCGCATGGCTTCGTTCGGAACGAGGTACTGACCGACCGCGCCGGACGTGGTGCCCTGCGCCGTGCGGCGCTCCCACTCCTGCACGTCGTCCTTCGCCAGCGACCGCATGGCGAACTTCGGCAGACGGAAGTTGATCTCTTTCGCGTTCAGGTCGTAGCCGGCGCGCTGCGCGGACTGCACCATCTGCTCGCTGCGCTTGCTGGCGGGAAGCGCCCAGCCGGCCAGGGCGTAGTTGAGGTCTTCCTCGCTGACCTTGCGGCCCGTGTCGGTCACGCGACCGCGGGTCACGACAGGCTCAGGCTCGGTGCGGCGGCCGGTCGTCTCGGCGTAGCTTTCCTGCTTGGACAGCTTCGACAGGAAGCTGTTGACCTTCTCGAGTTCGGTGTCGTTGTCGTCGAAGCGCTTGTTTTCGTCGCCCTGGAGGTCGTAGCGGCCCTCGTCCTTGGCCTTCGCCAGAATGGCGTCGTTGGCCTGGATAAGCTCGCTTTTCTTCTGAAGGAGTTCTTCTTTGGTCATCGTCCGTGTCCTCGTCGTGCGAGGAACGGCAGATGACACATGGCATCGGGTGCGCGTTTACCCACGCACGAACACAAGTAAAAGGTGTTCGCGTTGTGGATAGCGCCCCCGAACGCCGCCGGGGAGGGTCTATCGTTTAACGTCCGCTGTCAGCCGTGAACGCCGCCACGGCCGACCAGTGGACTCGCTGTGTTAGTTAAAGTAAATGCTAGCCCAAATCGCTTTGCTGTGTCAAGTGCTTTACGATGCGCGCTTCCTGACCCGCTGAACCTTCTCGAGCCAGGCGATCCGGTTGCCCTGCCGCTGCTCCCGAAACGACCGCAGGGACCGCTGCGCGACCTGTACATCTGTCGCCTGATACGCCGGAAACGACACGATCGAAACTTCGCTGATCTTCATGTCGTGGACCGTCCTGACCGGCACCTTACCGTCGTGGTCCCAGGAATCCTCGAGCGCGCGGAACCCAAACGACATGCCAGAGATATCACCGCGCGCCACGGCCCGCATCACGTCACGCGCGTAGCTGATCTCGTCATCGGGCTCGATCTCAATCGCCAGCCCCTTGCTGTCTTTCCTGAGCCGCAGTGTCCCTGCCCGTGTTCTGCCGATGACCTTGGCGGAGTCGTGATCCACGAGCGCGCGCACGTCGGCTGCTTCGTTCAGCGTCCGATCCACGGCCTCGGGCGCGATAATCTCGCGGAATCCGCCAAGGTCGGTGCTTAAAGAATGAAACCTGATCGCGTAGCCGCGTATTTTGCGGCCATTGTCAGACGCCTCTGCCCGACACTCTGCCCACGATCTACGTTCCAATTCCATCGATGATTCACGCACAAGCCACCACCTTCCGCTGTTCGACAGATGCTAGGTAGGCTACAGCACGCGCCACAGTCGTAGCTGTATCACCCAATTTGCCTATAGCCCCGTTGCAACCAAAGCACAGTAGTCCTCGCACGGTGCCTGTCTCGTGGCAATGGTCAACCACGAGCTTCTTGCGCCTTGCGCAAATCAGGCACTTACCTTCTTGCGCGTCGACCATTCGCCTGTAATCATCAAGGCCGATACCGTAGACGCATCTGAGCTGTGCGTCCTTCCTGGCTTCTGGATTCCTGCGATTCCATTGGATCGCTATGGCCTTTCGCCGTTCTGGATTGTTGCGTCTCCACTCAGCCGCCTTCGCGTGGACGTGTTCTTTATTCTTCTCGTAGTACAGCCGTTTGGCTTCGCTCACCTTGTCAGGATTGCTCTGGCGGTAACGCCTTGCGTTCTCTGCTTTTCTCCGTCGGTAGCCCTCCGGGTCGGCGTCCCTATACCTGCGCCATTTGTCCTTGTTTTCGGCGTGGTATGCCTTGGCGTCCACTGAAAGCCGCTCACGGTTCTTGTTTCGCCATTCTTTTTGATAAGCCAACATGGCGGTACGCTGTTCAGGCGTTCGCGGGTTCTTCGCACGCCACCGAGCGGCGGCGGCATTGTTCCGCTCACGCTTGTCTATTTCTGTCTCAGCCATGCGCCATCCCTTCACGCATCAGCGCATCCGCCATCGCGTCCCCGCGCTCCTGCTCCCAGCGCCGCAGCGTCCGCTCCAGGTCTGCCGCCATCTGGTCGCCATCTTCGGCCTCGGCCACCAGCCGCAGCGCCGTCGTGGACGTCTCGACATGCTCCGCCACCAGCCGCTCCAGCAGTGCCCCAGGCGCCCCGCCTGTCAAGGCTGTCCACGGCCCCACCAGCGGCCGGAATGCCTGCCGGCAGGTTTCCGCATGGAGCGGATAGAACTGCTCCACCCAGGCTCGCAGCTTCTCTGGTGTGGCCTGGTGCTTCCTGGCTCGGTCCATCTCGCGCTGCATCACGCGGTCTGAGGCATCGACAAACAAGCTCCGCATGGCCGCGAGCAGAGACGCCTTCTGCGCCCGCTGCTTGTCCACTTCGGTGGCAATGTCCGCCCGCGCCCGCGCCAAGTCTGTCTTGAGTGTTTCAGACTCAGCCAGCGCCGCCACGCTCTCGGCCAGATACTTGTCAGCCAGGGCCGTCGCGCCCTTGTTCATGGCGTCGAGTTCGGCATACTGCGCCCTGACTGCTTCCAAGTCGGCCGCGAGCGTCACCGCTTCCCGGTTGGCGTCATCCCGTAACCGCACAGCTTCTGCCGCCAGATCCTTCGTCTCGTCACGCTCACACAACGCCGCAACCCGCGCCAGATCAATAGCGTCCGCTGACGCCCGCAGGTCCAGCGCTGCCTGCTCTGCGCGGACTGCACGCACCGTCACATCCTCGAGCGCCCACGCCGTCGCATCTAGGTCGTTCACGGCCGCGTCACGCTGCTCACACGCAACGCGCCGAGATTCTTCCCGATGGTTAATGACTTGCTCAGCAGCCACGAGCGTACGCGCCGTTAGCTCCAACTCTCCCACCGTGCGCGCCGTCTCAGCCTGCGCCAGCGCCACCGCCTCGGCAGTCGTAGCCCGCACAGACGCCAGATCCGCCAGCGCCATGTCGGCTTTGTCCTCGGCCAACTGCGTCATCTTGCGCGCGAGCTCTACCTGCTCCCGCAGCGCCTTGACTTCTTCCTCGGCATCCGCCTCTGGCTTCGGTGCCACAGGAGCCGGCGGTGGACGCCGCGCGGCCTCGGCATCCGCGCCCATCTTGTCGATCTGCGCCTGCCAGTAATCCCGCGCCAGCTCCAGCGGGATCAGGTTGGTCATCACAAACGCCTGCTCGCCACCGCTGATCGGGTTCTCGTTCTCCAGCCCGCGAATATCGTTCGGCGTGAGTGACCCGACGTTGAACCGCGTCTGGTAGAACGTCCCGCGCGAGGCCGCATCCGCCTGCAGCCGGCCCTTGCGGTTGTGCTCGATCTTCTGGATGTTCTGCTCCAGCGGCATCACGAGCTTATTCTGCAGCTCCTGCTCCCACGTCACCCACCAGGGGTTCAGCGTGTCCGTGTCGTACTCAATGGACAGGTGCTCGATGCTGTTGTAGGACGTGCGCAGCAGGTGATGCAGCTTGTGCGGGTTCACGTTGAACCAGCGGCACACTTCCTCGATCTGAAACTGCCGCGTCTCGAGGAACTGCGCCGCATTCGGCGGCACACCCAGCGCCTGGAAGTCTGCGCCCTCGTAAATCGCCAGGAGCTTGTGCGCCTTGTCGACGCCTTGATGGCCCCGCGCCAATGCCTCCGCGTTGTCCTTGCGCGTCTGCGGAGACGGTGCGACACCAGCCGGATACTTGATGATCCCGCCGAAGGTCGAGCCGTTGCCGAAGAAGGTTGACCCGAACTGCTCCGCCGCCATGCCGAGGCCAATCGACTCCCGCGCGCCGCCGATCGTCGGATACCCACTGATCCCGTTGTGGCTCAGCCCGCGGATATGCAACATGTCCGCAGACTCAATCACCACTTCCCCGCCGCTCGCGTTGTGGCAGCGATACCGCAGCCGGCCGCCCTCGGTAAACGGCTGTACCGCCGCAGGATTCAGCGGCCAGAGTTCCTTCGGACGCAGCCCCCCGTCCCGCACGATCTCCGCGTAGCCGTTGCCCCAGACCATCGCGTGCGCCTGCAGCGTCCGCCGAAAGATCATCGAGCCCATTTGCGGGTTCGGCTGATCGTGAATCAGACGATAGGTGGAGTGCGTGCGGAACTCTTCCTTGCCCCTGCCCTCACCGAGCGTTTTGTACAACGCCAGAGGAACAGAGGACACGCTGGCAGACACGATATTGACCGCCGCCCAGACCGCCGCGTAGTTCATCGCGGTCGTTTCATTCACCGCCACGCCAGACCGCACCGGGCCGCCGCTGAACAGCCGCGCCAGCGCTGGATCCTTCGCGTTATACGGTCCCAAGGTGATCGCACGCACTGACGCCAGCGCCCGCTGCCAGCGCGACGACTTGGGAGGACCAATCCGATACAGTTCACGCTCAGACATTAGACCCACTCCGCCAGTAGGGACGCCTCGCGCTCCACCGGCATCCGTAGCGCCAGCGCCATCGCAATCGTCGGCGCAATCATGGGATCGATGCGGCCTCGACTCTTGCCCTTGACAAACATCAGATTGTCCTTCCCGTCTCGCTGGCCCACCGTATTCGAGACAGCCCACGCCGTCACAGGACACCCGCGCGCATCCACGTTCCCGCCCAGGATCTCAGCCTGCATATGCAGGCAGGCACTCGACATGCCTGCAAACGTCTGCGGCACGTCCAGCACTTGCTCCTTGCTGAATCCGTCCTCTTCGATCAGTTCATCAATCAGCTTGTCCGCGTGCCACGGGTCGAACCCGATCCGCTCGATGTCAAACACCGTCCGGTACTTCGCGATCGTTTCCCGAATCACCCGATGATTGATGCTCGTGCCTGGTGTCGTGGTCAGCCAGCCTTGCGCTTCCCATGCGCCATACGGCGCCCGGTCACGATGCGCGCGATCCTTCAGCGTCTCGTCAGGTGTCCAGACGTGCTGCAGCAGCTTCCACCCTCGGCCCGGTGCCGGCGGAAACACAAACGACAGCGCGCACAGGTCGATCTTTGACGCCAGATCAATCCCGACGAAACACGGCTCATGCTCCAGCGCATGGACGAACGCCTCAAGCGTCAGGTTGGATTGCCCCTTCCGCCAGCCGTCAACCGACAAGCACGGCGCCGTCGCGTTGACCCACAGGTTGAGATGCTTCTGCTTATACGTCGCCGCCGCAGACGGAATCCCCTGTGCCTTGACCACCTTGGACGCCAGATCCTCGGGATTAACCGACACCCCATAATTGGGATTGGCCTTCCGCGCCGTCTCCATTGACTGCCAGTCGTCGTCAGGATCCGCGTGCGCGATAAACGCGAAGTACGTTTCGTCAACCAGGATCCCGTCGAGCACCTTGCAGGCGTAGTCGTGTTCGTCGCCCCCGACAGACACCGGGTTATCACCCGCCGTGGTGATCTTCAGAAAGTGCGGCTGCTGCCGCGCGCCCGTCGCCGTCTCCATGACATCGATCAGCCCGCGTTCCTTGTAGGCGTGGAGTTCGTCACCGCAAATCGCAGACGGGTTGAGGCCATCGGTCGAGTCGTGATCCGCCCCTAGCGGCTCGAGCTTGGATGACGTGTCATGCCGGTGCAGGTTCGCCACGCGCACCGCGATCCGTTCCTTGAGCCCGCTTTTCTCCACCAGCTTCTTCGCGTCGTTGAATACCAGCTTGGCCTGGTCGCGCTTCGTGGCAATCGTGTAACCCTCCGCGCCGGCCTCGCCATCGAAGAACGTCAGATACAGCATCACGGTCGCGGCTTCCAGCGACTTGCCGTTCTTGCGCGGCAGCTCGTGGTACGAATGCCGGAACCGCCGCAGCCCTGTCTCCGCATGGACCCAGCCGAAGATCGAGCCCAAGCGAAACTTCTGATACGGCTGCAATCGAATCGGCTGACCGGCCCACTCGCCTTTGTAGTGCTTCAGCTTCTCAGCAAACCGGAAGAACCGCTCCGCGCGTGCGAGGTCAAACACCCACGGGAAACCGGCAGACCCTTGCCGCGCACGGTCTTTCACATGCCGCGCACACGACAGCCGGTGATACTTGCCGGCTGGCACGGTGCCCGCGATCACGTCGCGCGCGTACTGGTCCACTGCGTTCATCTATTGAACCGTCTCCGCCCCGTCAAACTCCGTCCACTCGTCCTTCTTCTCTGGCTCCACCGACGCCATCGGCTTCCCAATCGGAGACAGCGAGAACCGCAGCAGCTCCGCGTCAATCCGCTGGATCACGCCGCGATGATTCGCCTTCCCGCGTTCCTCTGGCTCGCTCGCCAGCGCGCGCTCCAGCACGATGTTTCGGCACATGAGCTGAAACGAATACGCCGTGGCGCGCGTCAACGTCCTGGCCTGGAACGCATGGGGCGCCAGATCCAACCACACCGCGCGCTCGTCATGAGTCAAGCAATCAGGTGCATCGAACTCGTCCACATTGGGCAGCGTTGCCGGCTTCTGTCCACGCTTCGCGGTGCCTTCTAACACCTTGTCCGCGCGTGACTTCGGCTTGCTCCCTGTTCCGACACGCTGTCCGCCGCTACCAATTCCGCCCACTGTTACCCCTTATCCAAAACTTTGAAGTCACATCCACGCGAGCGGAGG